GGAACTTACACAAACTTACTCAACACAACCGCAACCTACGCAGCAGGGGCAACGCTTAGAGCGATAGTGGATTATGTTTCTGCAACCGATGACGTAAAGGTTAAAGTCTATTACAACGGGGCTTTAATCGGCACTGAGCAAACTATTGAAGACAATTCTATCGCTGGTAATACCAGATTCGGAATCTTATCGGTTGACTCCAGCAACTCGCTTGACAATTTTGTAGTTCATCCAAGAACTAATAGTAATTGGGATACAGAAATAAGCAACGCAACAGGAGAGGTATATTAATGAAAAAGCTTGTCTTTAAGTTTTATAAATTAGGTAGAGAAGCAAGTCTTCAGCAAGCTATTGAAACTTACGAGCTTCGTGGAGATTTTGATTGGGATGAAATTCTGATAGACCACCCCGATGAAAATAACCGAGTGGCTGGATATGTTTATGGAACTGATGGAACTGTATCATGGAGAGTTGTTGGTGTGCTTGTTGATACTAAAGAAATACCTGTCCTTATGGCAGAAAATCAGGAAGAGATCGCCTAATACACACTCTATTTGTAATTTTTTTTGTTTTAACATATTCATATATGAATTTTAATTATACTGCAAACAACACCTTTGCCCGGGTACACAATGACCATAATCGATTCATATTTGTACGTGGGCCTGTGGGATCAGGGAAGTCATCTGGTTGTATTTGGCATTTATTCCTTAACGCAATGGATCAAGCACCCGATTCTCAGGGTGTCAGACGCTCGAAATACGGAGTTCTCCGGTCTACCTACCCCAAGCTAAAGACTACGGTAGTTAGGTCGTGGAAAGATTGGTTTAAGGCTCAGATCAAGATTACCTATGACACCCCTATTCGTGGTGAGATTAAACTGGATCACCCTGATGGGAAAACCAAGATTGAGATGGAGATCCTCTTTATAGCGTTAGATCGTGAAGAGGAAGTGGATAAGCTTCAGAGTTTAGAGCTAACTGCTGCCCACATCAACGAAGCAAAAGAGGTACACCCTGAGATCTTCCAGATGTTGAAGTCTCGTATCAATCGTTACCCTCACCCTCAAGATGGTGGAGCAACTAACCCTTTCATCCTATGTGATTACAACTCTGTTGCTACCGAGCACTGGCTTTACAAGTTAGCAGAAGAGCATACGCCTGAAAAGCATTCCTTCTATGATCAACCATCGGCATGTTTGATGTGCGATGAAGACGAAGGGATCGTACAGGATACTGCAGGTAATTGGTATAGGCTTAACCCTTATGCCGATAATCTTGGTCATTGGGAGTTTATACCCCAAGATGCCCTTATTCCGAGCGAAAAGAAGCGATCACAGTGCCGGGATATCACAGGTAATTTCTTTAGGATAGACAGAGAACTTATTCCCTCACTTGGATTAAAGGATCTTACTGAGGTTTGGATTCCTCACCTTGACGATGATTATTACCCTGACATGATTCTTGGTGCTGATCCTGCTTGGGTGAATGTATTTGTGCTAAATAATTATGGTCAGGTGCGGTCAGGCCGACCAGTTTATCCTGAGTATTACGATCTGATCCACTGTGCTAAGAAGCCCCTTAAACCTCTCTATGGTGTCCCTATTATCATTGGGATGGACTTAGGGTTAAACCCTGCAGCAGCGTTCTTTCAGCTTTCCCCGGAGGGAACAGTCATGATGATCGATGAGATCACCTCAGATGACTGTTCGATTGAGAAGTTCTGTGAAGATTACCTCTGGCCCCGGATTCGCAATAAGTATCCCAAACATAACTTTCATCTGGTGATTGATCCTACTGCGATCATGACCAGATCCCAAAATGATGCCAAGGCTGCTTGGCAGGTGATCAAGGATGCGAAGCTTCCGTTCCGAGCAGCTAAGACTAATAACCCTGCATCACGTAAGAACGCAGTTATAAAGTTTTTGCGAAAGGTAAACGGTTTTCTCATTTGTCCTGAGAAGTGTAGGGACGCACGAAGGGGTTTTATTAGCGAATATAAGTTTGAGAAGAAGAGATCTGCTCAGACCGATGCAATGTTTAAGGAGAAGCCTGAGAAGAACTTCTACTCTCATATCCATGATGCCATTCAATATGCTTGTATGGAGATATTAGGGAAGAGAAAATCCTATAGAAGGAAAAGAACACCTGCTCAACACACAACCCCTGCCACCAGTGCAGGTTACTAAAAGGATAGATAATGTCTTTAGCAGAAGAAGCCAAAGTTCAAAAGGATCATGAACAATCCCAATACTCTGCAGCTTTTAAACAAGCTGAGAAAGAGGATGATCAGGAAGTTCAACCATCCGATCTTTATGCCAAGCATATTACACCATTAGGTCAAAAGATTAATCGCATGTTTGATAAGTGTGAGAGGGATAGAGGGTTAGTTGAGCAAAGATGGTTACAGGATCTACGGCAGTACAGGGGAGAGTATGATCCCGAAGTACTTGCTAAGATGCATCCTAAACGTTCCAGAGCATTCCTTAGTTTAACACGTACTAAGGTTAATACCATTACTGCTCGACAGATGGATATTCTTTTTCCTGCTAATGGGGAAAAGAATTGGGGTGTCGAACCTACCCCTATTCCAGATATGAATCCGATGATCATGCAGAGTATCGTAGAGCAGATGGTGGAAGCTACAGGTCAACCTCCCTCTGAAGATCAGATCAAGAAGGTTATTAATGATGAAGCTCGAAGACGATCTGACAACATGGAAACGGAGATGGCAGATCAGCTTGCTGAGATCAAGTACAGGACTATTATTAATAACGTCATTAAGTCTGGTAACCTTTACGGTACTGGTGTTTTAAAAGGCCCACTTGTCAAGAAGGAAGTTGCAAAACGATGGTTACCTGATGGCAAGGGTGGATGGGTAACAGTTCAAATCGAAAGGATACTTCCCTACTGTGAGTTCGTTCCCCTTTGGGATCTCTATCCTGATATGACAGCGAGAACACCAGAAGGTATGCGTCACATCTTTCAACGATATGTGATGACTCCCAATCAGCTTTATGCTCTTTCAAAACGTCAGGACTTTAACGGTAAAGCTATTGTGGCCTATATGAAGGCGTATCCCGGTGGGGATGCTAAGTTTAAGACTCACGAAGAGAGTCTGAGAAACATGTCTCCCGGTTCTGAAATTTCCCTAAAGTTCAAGGAAACTGAAGGGACAACAACAGGCACAGCTTCTTTATATTCATCCTCTTCTCCAGCAACCAACACAGGTAAGTTTGAAGTTCGAGAGTTTTGGGGTTACCTAAGTGCCAGTGAGTTAGCTGAAGTTGGTGTGAAAGTTCCTGAAGAGCAGCTTGGAATGGAACTTGCTGCAAACATCTGGACTGTAGGTGATGTAGTTATCAAGGCTATTCTTTCCCCAATTGAAGGGGTTACCTTTCCTTATTTCTTTTACCATTACACGAAGGATGAGACTTCGATATTTGGTGAAGGTATTCCTTACATAATGCGTGACTCACAGACTCTGTTTAATGCTGCAGTACGTGCAATGCTTGATAATGCAGCTATATCTGCTGGCCCTATCATTGTTGCCAATATGGATCTACTCGCACAGGATGAAGATCCTACCGATGTTTATCCCTTCAGGGTGTTCCAGAGAACAGGTTCTGGTATTGAAGCTTCCGCAAAGGCGATAGAGGTTTTTGATCTCAAGTCCTACACTCCTGAGTACTTAACAATGGTTAAGTTTTTTCTGGAGACTGCAGACGAGATCACAACAGTCCCAAGGTTCATGCATGGTGATCAGTCTCGATTACAGGGAGCAGGTAAGACAGCAACCGGACTATCAATGCTGATGGGTGCTGCTAACATTACCATTAAGGATCAGATCAAGCATTTCGATGACGGTATTACTAAGCCGTTTATAAAGGCACTCTACTTTTGGAATATGGACTTCAACCAGAAGGAAGGTATTAAGGGAGACTTTGGTGTTGTCTGCAAGGGTACATCTTCCCTAATTGCTAAAGAAGTTATGGCTGAGAAGCTTACTCAGTTCCTTGGTATGACTGCCAACGATTACGATATGATGTACATGAATCGGGATGTTGCACTTCGAGAGATGGCAAAGGTTATGGATCTGGACGAGATCGGCTTAATTAAGGATCGAGATCAGGTTTCCATTGAAACCAGCCATCGTCAAGAGATGGAAGCGAAGGATAAGGCATTTGCCGAGAGTCTTGCTTTATTAAAGGCACAGTCTGGTGGGCATATGCAAAGACCTAACATGGAAAACCTTTCTCCTGAAGAGTTACAAGACGGTCAGATACCGGGGGTGAAAGTTGCCTAAAGTAGATCATTTAATCAAAGAATTAAAAGCGGATTTCCATTCCGCAGCATTTAAGAAGTTCCTTACCTTATTTCATGTCATCGTAACCCAAAATCATGACAAGATGGATACCACACCTCTTGAGAGTATTCCCCAACTCCAAGGCCAGAATCTACTTCTCAAGAAGTTAATTAAGGATTTAACTACAAACCGGGAGATCAAGTACCCGGGGATGTAGCGACTATTTTTTTGCCCGTGTCCATACGGATGTGGATACTCACTAATTTTTAATCGGGACAAGCACACTGTGCTCCCCACAAAGGAGAGGAAATGCCAAACGAGCAAGAACAAGAATTTAAGGATGCCTTCGAAGAAGCCGTTTCTGAGGATGAGGGACGAAAACCTACCGAAGATGATTCTAAAAAAAAGGATCAGGAGGACGAATTAGAGAACAACCAGAACGATCAGGACGATGATGATGACCAACCGGACAACACCGATCAGGACGAAGTTTTCAAACCTACCCCTGATGAAGATCAGGCCAGTAAGGATGAAGACAAGTCTCAACAGGAAGATAAGCCTTGTGCAAATTGCGAAGCTTTACAAGCTGAACTCAGCAAGGAGCAGCAAAAGACCTCTTCTTGGGATGGTCGAATTCGAGCAGCGAATGATCGTGCTGATGCTCTTCAGAAGGAACTGGACGAACTTAAGGCAAGAGGTGACAAGCCCGGGAAAGAAGACACCTCCCCTGAGTCAGAGGTTTCTGAAGAAGATGATGAAGTTCTGGAAAAGTTCAAAGAGGAGTTCCCTGATTTAGTTAAACCTCTTGAGATTATGGCAAAGCGTAAAGCCGACCAAGAGGTTGCTCACCGGATGAAAGACATTGAGCCTAAAATTCAATCCCTTGAGAAGAAGGATGAAGAAACATCGGCTACTGAACATCTGAAAGCGATTACAGATGCTCATTCCGATTGGAGAGAAATTCGTGATTCTGGAAAGCTCAGGGCGTGGATAGACGCTCAACCTTCATTCTTAAGGACATCATTAGAGAAGGTTTTCTCTGATGGTTCCACACAAGAAGTAATCGAGATGTTTGATACGTTCAAGCGTGTCCATAGCATCCCTACTGACAACCCTAAACCTAATAAGGAGGATGCATCTACCAAGAATGCTGATGATCTCCTTGCTGTTGAAGGTTCTTCTGGAGGGCCACCTGCAGGAAAACCGGATAACCAAGATTTTGATGCTGGCTGGAAGGATGCAAACTCCTAAAAATAATGGAGGGCATCTATTATGACTATGAATACTTATGGCGATCTTTCGCCTCGAACTGCAGCTTTTGTTGTAAAGGATCTTCTGAAAAGAGGGTTCCCTTACCTTATTCTGGAAAAGTTCGGACAGGCTAAACCTATCCCTAAAAATAGCAGCAAGTCTATCAAGTTCCGTAGGTACTACCTGTCTATGAACAGTGGTACTTGGACACCTGCTGCTTACTTTGGCACTGACTCTCAGAGTAACTTTGATCCTACTTCGAAGACCCTGACTGAAGGTGTAACCCCTGCAGCTACCGCACTGGAAAAGGTAGATATTCAAGCTACCCTTACACAGTACGGTGACCGCACAGTCATCACTGACGTTATCATGGATACTCATGAAGATCCTGTTCTTAAGGAAGCTATTGATATCCTTGGTGAGCAAGCAGCTATCATCCTTGAAGTTGCTCGTTTTAATGTTGTGAAGGCTGGAACCAACGTAAACTACGCTAATGGCTCTGCACGTGCTTCGGTTAACACCGTTTTTTCTGCAGCCATTCAACGTAAGTCTACTCGTACCCTAAAACGGCAACTGGCAAAACAGATTACACAACGTGTTGCGTCTACGCCTTCTTACGGTACAGAACCTATCGCTCCTTCTTTCATTGCTATTTGTCACCCGGATCTTGAGTATGACATTAGCAAGGTTGCGAGTTTCGTTCCTGCTGAAAAGTATGGAAGCACAACTCCGATGGAAGGTGAGATCGGGAAGATCGGTGACTGCCGTTACATCTGCACCACGATCTTCGAACCTTGGTTAGGTGGTGGTGCTGCTTCTGGAACCAATGTCATTGAGACAAGTTCTGCTGCAGACGTTTATCCTATCCTGTACCTTGCCCGGGATGCTTACGGTCTTTGTCCTCTGAAGGGTAAGGATTCTATCGTACCTATGGTAGTTAATCCGAAACCTTCCGATAGTGATCCGCTAGCACAAAGGGGACATGTAAGCTGGAAATGTATGACCACAACGATCATTCTCAACGATAGTTGGATGGTTCGAGCAGAGGTGGCGTGTACAGACGATGATAATCTTTCTGATTAATTTCAGTTAGTTATAAACCTATAGAGGGGAGCTAATACTCCCCTCTATACTACTTAACAGAGAGGGAAATATGGCTCAAGAAAATTATTGGACAAAGAAAGATAACGTACTTTTTGAACTGGCTGAAGAACGGGGGATTCCCTTTGATAAAGACAACTTTAATCGTAAGGAACTCTGCGACGCTTTGAAGCAATGGGATGTAGAAAAGGGAGACTTTGATTCTGCATTGGAAGAAACTGATGATGGCCTTAAAGAAGTTGAGGTAGAAACAATACCCACAACCAAAGTCATCTTCCATAATACTAATCCTGAAACTGATATGCCTTACGTCTTTGTCGGTCATAACGGAAGAGCTTGGTATCTTCCTAAAGACAAGGAACTTTTCGTCCCTAACTTCATCCTTGACTCTTGTATTAAGGATGCTGTGGAGGAACGTCTTATACCGGAGTTCGATGCTAGAGGCAATATCAATTGGGTAAAGAAACCTGTTCACAGATTTCCGTATTCAGTAGTTCCTACAACATAGGAGATCATCATGGCAGTTGCTGTCAATGATTTAATCGATAAAGCTGAGATCATTTTGCAGGATACCGGGAATACTCGATGGACTGCTGCGGAGTTAATTAATTGGGGTAGTGCAGGACAAGTAGCGATTGTTCGTGAAGTCCCTACTGCGAAGACATCTCATACTGCTGTGCAGTTAGCTGCAGGTTCTAAGCAGTCTGTTCCTTCTGGAGCGATTGAGTTAATTGATGTCTTCAGAAATATGGGTATTGATGGGACAACTGTAGGGGATGCAATTACTTATGTGGATAAAGCCTTTATGGATGCCTTTAAACCAGATTGGCATTCTGCTACTGCTTCCACGACTGTTAAGCATTACCTCTACGATCTAAACAATCCTAAAGTCTTTTGGGTTTATCCTAAAAGTGATGGGACTAATTATGTGGACATGGTTACGTCTATTAATCCTACCGCCTTGGCTGCAGATGGAGACATAGATCTTGCTGATGAATATGAGATTGCTCTTCTGGACTATATTCTATTTCGTGCCTACCAGAAAGATTCATCTCACACACCTCAAGACGCAAGAATATTGGGTCACTACAAAGCTTTCTTAGCTTCACTTGGAAAGGTTGAGGGGTAAATATCATGGCAACTAATTTAACTGAGTTCGAGAAGCTTGTAGCTATAGACGTACTTGGCTGTCCAAGTGAATTACTCACATACCAGACAAGACAAGCTGTTATTGAGTTTTGTAGTAAGTCTCATGCCTTAAATATAGATCTGAACTTTACGATCTCCTCTGGTGACATACAGAGTTCGATCAACGATTACGTTGATTTTGATTTTTCTTCCTACTTGAGTAGTGAAAGGCCAGTGACTGTTCTTCGCTTGAATATTGATGGTTCTGATTGGAATGTTTTTAGAAAGAACATTGCGGTAGATGTTACCTATCTCGATGACATCAAGGCAGAGAAGACTAAGTATTTTGACTTTATTGATGATACCACTCTCAGGGTGTTTGATATAGATTCAAACAACACTGAGTTTTATTTCCAGATTGCCTTAAAGCCTACCCAAGCAGCAACCTCAGTGAACGATGACCTTCATGAAGATTGGGTGGAACCTATCGTGGCAGGTGCAAAGTATCGTTTACTCTCCATGCCTAATAAGCCTTGGATGGATCTTAAAGCAGCTAATCATAACTTCACTCTATTTCGAAGAGGGATAAGTGAAGCGAAGGTAAAGGTTAATAAAGGTTTTTCAAACAGACCATCGATGGTTAAACCGCAAATATTTGGACAACCCCACTGGTAGGGAAGTACTATGCCTAAGATAGCTTTATTTGATTTTAAAGGGAGAGTACCAAAGGTTTCCTCTAAACTTCTTCCGAATGAGTTTGCTCAGACAGCCACTAATTGCGATTTAAGATCTGGTAATCTTCAAGCTATTAGTGATTTAGAAAATAGTTCTAATTTAGGAACTGGTACTGACTACCGTTCTATTTATAAGTTAGGATCTGTTTGGGCTACATGGACAGGGGATATTGATGTTGTCCGTTCACTGATTTACCAGACAGACAATAAGATCCTGTACACAGGGGATAGCTACCCTAAACAGACCAACTCCACTCTTTGGGCAGATTCTGAGGACTTTCTAAGATTAGGTATTGTTCCCCCTTCTACCGCACTGACAATCACCTTAATAGATGTGGGATCTGGTACTACCGATATTCAAGCAACCGTTTCTTATGTTTATACGTATGTTTCAGGTGATGGTGAAGAGTCTGCCCCTAATACTGCAACCGCAGCAGTCGATATTCCTAATAACAAATACGTTAGGTTAACAGGATTTACCGCACCAGCTGGGGCTAATAAAAATAATATTACTCACTTTAACATTTATCGATTGGCATCCGGTACGTTGGGGGCTGAGTACCAGTTCTTAGAGCAGGTTGCTTATACAACCTCAACGCATAATGATTATGATGCAGGTACTGGACTTCTTGATGAGGTTTCGACTGATGTTCTCGCAACTGAAGATTGGATTCAACCCGATTCAAGCTTATCTGGTTTAACTCAATTTGCTAACGGGATGGTTGCAGGTTTTGTGGACAATGAGGTTTATTTCTGTGAGCCTTTTATTCCTTATGCTTATCCTTCCGACTACATGTTGTCGTTTGATTCGGATGTAGTTGCTATCGCAGCTTATAATGAATCTCTAATCGTTATAACTGAAACTAAGCCGTATATCGTTTCAGGCTTAGATCCACAAACAATGTCAGTTACTGAACTTCCATATGATCAAGGATGTGTAAGCAAAAACGGTGCAGTTGAAACTCCCGAAGGTGTTGTCTACCCTTCACCGGACGGATTGATTTTAGTTAATGCTACTTCCGCAGTAAATTTGACGGAAAAGATTTTTACAAAGAAACAATGGGCAGCATTAACCCCGGCTAACCTAATTGGTTTCTACTACGATAATGAGTATTATGGTTTCTTCTCAGGAACAGCAACAGGCTTTATCTTAAGGAACGATTCTATAGTTGATCTCAACTTAGGTAGTTCTCTTGTGTACGGGGGTTATATTGATCCAACTAATGATAAGCTTTACCTTTTAACAAAGCGTGACACCACTTATTATATTGATGCTTTTGAGGACTCTTCTTCAAGTTTAACGTACACCTACAAGTCTAAGAAGTTTTATGTTCCCTACCCTATCAACTACGCATGTGGAAAAATATTTGGCACGTTTGGGAGTGTAACTTTTAAGTTTTATTCTGATGGCGTTTTAAAGTCCACTCAAACTATTACCACTAATAGTATGTTCAGATTACCCTCCGGTTTTCTAACTTCTGAATACGTGGAGTTCCAGCTTGAAAGCACAGCGACTGTGGATGCAGTTATTATAGCAACTTCAACAAAGGATTTACAAATTGTCTAATATAGATACAAGACCATTACAATCAGTTTCAATCCCTGCCGTTCCTTCCGGTGCGGATTTAGGAACGCAGAACTTCCTCTCCCGGGTAAAAGAGCAGCTTGAGATTTATCAGGGGATTAGGGGAAATTCGATTAGTAGGGTTGTAACTATTGGTGATTTACAAGACCATGAATTCACCTATGAAAATCTTGTAGAAGCTACGGGGGATTATGGGAATATATCCTCTAATAGTGTGTGGGGGCCAGTACCTCAACCTCCAACTTCCTTGGCCCGGGTGACACAGGCTGGAGATGGAATTGCAACTCCATTTTGTCATACACTGACATGGACAAATCCTGTAGATGATAATCATTGGTACACTGAGGTATGGGTAAATACTTCGGATGCTATATCTACAGCATCACGAATAGGTATTGTACCTAATACTGTCAATACTTTTGAAAATTGGGATATAAATTTAAACTCAGACTATTACTACTGGATTAGATCTATCTCTTATGGGAACAAATATTCGACATGGGAACCTACTCTGGATGTTGGTGGTTACTTAGTTGAGTCCGTAGGAACTATACAGGAAACAATAACTAACTTAATTAATGCATTAAAGGGAGAATCCCCTACTGCATGGAATAGTGGAACTACATACTCTGTTGGGAATTATTGCTCTCATACAAGTGGAACTGAGACTCGTTCTTATCGATGTATTGTAGGCCATACAAATAAAGAACCTCCTAATACGACCTATTGGGAACGTGCAGGAATTTTAATGACCGGGGAAGTGGATGGTTCTGAACTTGTAGGAATCGATGGGCAGTTAGTTGTTGATGGCTCAATTTTAGCAAGAAGTATCTACGCTGATTCCGCTTTCTTTGGCGGAGATGCAAATGGTGCTGTAACTATTAATAATGGTTGTATAACCGTTACACAGGTTGACAACTCTGATGCACCTACTTTAAGTGCTATGTTTAATAGTACGCAAGAATGGAGTGACGTACAAAACAAACCCACTGCCTTAATGCAGATCTTCTACCAATCCTCTGCCCCATCATCAGGTATGAGTACCGGAGACTTCTGGATCGACAGTGATGATAATAAACTCTATCGATATAACGGATCATGGGCTGAAGTGCAAGATGATGGTATAGCTACTGCTATTACAAACGCAGCTACGGCTCAATCCACAGCAGATGGTAAAGTAACAACCTTTATACAGACTTCTGCACCAACTGCTGAAGGTGCAGGTGATCTTTGGATTGATAGTGATGATGGCTACAAAATGTACAGGTGGTCGGGATCTGCTTGGGTAGACGTTAGGGATACAGGTATTGCTCAAGCCATCTCCGATGCTGCTGGTGCTCAAGCTACTGCTGATGGAAAGGTTGTTACCTTCGTTCAAACCTCCGCACCAACTGCTGAAGGTGCAGGTGACCTTTGGTTAGACAGTGATGACGGTTATAAATTATACCGATGGTCTGGTTCTGCTTGGGTAGATATTCAGGATACAGCAATTACGACTGCCATAAATAATGCAGCTACTGCACAGGCCACAGCAGACGGTAAGATTGTGACCTTCTATCAGGCTTCTGCACCAACTGCTGAAGGTGCAGGTGATATTTGGATAGATACAGATGATGATAACAAGCCGTATAGATGGAGTGGTTCTGCATGGCAATCTGCTGAGTATGATGTAGCTGATTGGGCTAAGATAACAGGAGCAAACAAACCTGATAACAATGCTACGAATAATGCTTCTTGGGAACATGCCAGTGATACTACAAAGATTGATGGTGGAGATATATATACAAACTCTGTAACTGTCTCTGGGTTGAACAGCGATGCTACCGACAGGATGTTTGCAGACAGCACCACTAAGAGCAATGTGGAGGGTTGGAAGCATGGTTCTGATGTTACCAAGATAGACGGTGGAGATATATATGCAAACTCTGTAACTGCAACACAAATCAGTGTGAATGATTTGGCTGCCATAAACGCAGACCTTGGCTCTGTTACTGCTGGTAACATAACGCTGGATACATCTGGGTTTATAAAAACCAGTGGTAAAGATTCCTATAATGATTCAACTGCGGGGTTTTTTATCGGTTATAGCGGTGGTGCATATCAGTTTGGAATAGGTGACGGTACTAATTACTTAACATGGGACGGATCGGCCTTAGTATTAGCCGGGACTATTGCTGGTGTTACGGCTGGTGATGTTTTGGAGGCAGCCGGGGATAGTGTCGAAACCAGTACGTCATCCACGTATGTTAAGTTAAAAACTATTTATATCGGACGGGCTGGCACTTATCGTGTAAAATTTGATATGAAGTCCTCATTAGTGTCTACTGTTTATGGTAGGGTATATAAGGATGGTGTTGCTCACGGTACACAGCGTGCAAGCCCCAGTTTATCTTATGTAACGTACTCAGAGGATTTAACGTTTAGTAGTGGTGATGAGTGCCAGTTGTATGTCCACATTACAGCGGCATCCGGAAATACCGTACACGTAAAAAACTTCCGGGTATATGTAGCTAACCCAATCGTATCAGCGGCGGATGAATAATGCTAAAAATAAAATAC